CGACGAGGCTTTGGCCAATATGTCCATGCTCACCGAGGGCAACGCCACGGTGAGCTCGGACTCGAGCGCGCTTGTTACCGCAATCAACACGGCGTTTTCGACGATCACGGGGCAAATCAACGGGACTGTGGTTGCCGGCGCAAATGCAATGGTGAGCGCCAACAACGGCAGCGCGGCAGCGGTCAACACTTGGAGTTATTATAATCACTTCAATTGGTCCGCTGCTTATCCCACCGCCATACCGAGCACAATTCATCAAGCGCTTGCTACCGGAGGCGGAATGGTGGGGCTTGGTTCCTATTCCGGTGGTTTCGCTCCCGGCACCGGCACCGGCTACGGCGGTTTTGCAAACATGACCGCGCTGGCGAACATTGCCGGCGCATCCGTCACCGGAGTCGTTGGCACCGGAATCGTTTACACCGGCAATATCACGCACATGCCATTGAATGCCTCGGCGCCGCAAGCCATTCCCGCGGTGGATATCTTTAACGCCATGCTCGGCATTGCCTCGCGCCGCAACACGCTCAACTCGAATCGCCTCACCAAGCAAATCGCGGTGGGCAATCTCAGCACGATTGCCGCTTGCGCGGCTTATGACGCAACCGCCGGCTGGTCATTCTGATGCCCGACATTCGGCTGATCCAAAATACCGAGTTTCCAAAGTATTCGGTGACGGTGGATTGGTCGCTTCTGGCCGACGGCACGCTTGACGATACCCAAGCGTTGGCAACCGCGGTGGTCGTGGCGCTCGGCACCGACCGCCTCGCCGAGCCCGGCGACGTGCTGCCCGATCCCGACGATAGCGACCGCCGCGGTTGGTGGGGTGACATGGACGCCGAGGAGATATGGGACGGCTGGCCAATCGGCTCGCGGCTGTGGACGTTGCAACGCGACAAGATCACCGGCTCGGGCGCGCAACGCGGGCCAACCACGGTGCGCGTCGAGCACTACATCATCGAGGCCGTGCAACCGTTCCTCGATCGCCGCTACGGCTCGCACCTCTACGTCAAGGCCACGCGCGCCGGCGATAGTCGTATCGATGCGCTGGTGCGAATCTTCCGCGGGCCGGAGCTCGAGATCGAGCTCCGCTATGCCGTGCTGTGGGAAGGCGTCATTGCGGCCAGCGGCGCCTATGATATCGGCCGCGATCCAACCGACTAGGTTTCAATCATGCCATGGCAAACGCCGACATTGCGCGAGGTGCGAAGCCTCGTGCGCGATGCCATTCGGAGCTCATTGCCGGGCGCCGACGCGCTCGTGCCCAATAGCGTGTTGCGGGTGTTGTCGGATACCCAAGGCGGAGTCTGCCACCTCAATTTGCAATTCCTCGATTGGCTCGCGCTGCAACTTCTGCCCGATACCGCCGAGGCGGAATGGCTCGATCGCCACGGTGACATTTGGCTGGTGAATGCGGACGGCTCCACCGGCCGCAAGATGGCCACGCTCGCCGAGGGCATTGTCGAGCTCACCGGCATCGTGGGCGGCATTGTCGTTCCGCTCGGCACGCTGCTCGAGGGCAAGGACGTGGACTATGAGACAACCGCGGAGGTTGTCACCATGTCGGATGGCGCGGCGGTGCCGGTGCCGGCGCGCGCGCTCGATCCTGGCACCGCCGGCAATCTGCTCCCGGGTGACACACTGTCGATCACCGGCGTGGACGGCGTGGCCGGCGGCGCCGTCGTGCTCACCATGAGCGGCGGCGTGGATACCGAAAGCGACGACGACCTCCGCGTGCGCGTGCTCGAGCGCATTCGGCAACCGCCGCAAGGTGGGTCCGCTTCTGACTATTCGAGGTGGGCCAAGGCGGTGCCGGGTTGCACCCGGGCGTGGTGCACGCCGATCGAGATGGGGATCGGCACGGTGACGGTTCGTGTGCTTTTCGATGAGCTCCGCGCTGACGACGACGGTTGGCCGCGCGACGAGGACTTGGCCGCGGTGACAACCTATATCGACACCATGCGGCCGGTGGCGGTTAAAGATTTTTGGGTGCTGGCGCCGATCAAGCAATTCGTTGACGTGTCGATTTCCGGCCTGATTCCAGACACCACCGAAACGCGCGCGGCGATCGAGGAAAGCCTCAAGGAAATGATGTTCAATCGCGCCGCGCCCGGGCAAACAATTTTTGCGGCGTGGAAAGCGCAAGCGATCATGAACACGGCCAACGTGGTGTCGTTCGATCTGCTCAATTGGACCGACGACATAATGGAGTCGGCCGGCCATATGGGCGTGCTCGGGGATATCATCTATGGCCTCTGATCCGCTGCCAAAATCGCTCACCGATTTGCTCAAGCCGGATCGCTATATCCGGCGCGACGGCGACGACTACACGCAAGCGTTCCTCCGGTTGCTGCCAACCGGGCAGGCATGGCCGCGCTCGCCCGACAGCACGCTCGCGCGCGCGGTGGACGGGCTTTGCCAGTATTGGGGATATGTGGACGGCCGCGCCGGCGATCTGCTCGAGCGCGAAAGCGATCCGCGGCTCACCGTCGAGCTCCTCGCCGATTGGGAAAAAGCATGGGGCTTGCCCGATCCTTGTTTCCCGAAAGCAACCACGATTGCCGAGCGGCAACGTATGCTCGTGCTCTACATGACGTGGATGGGCGGGCAAAGCCGCGCCTATTTCACCGCGCTAATGGAGTTTCTCAATTTCGATGTTCACATAAAAGAGTTTGCGCCGTTCATGGCCGGCGTGTCGCAAGTAGGCGAAACGCGCCCGATTGAAATCATCAAGCACCCGGGCGCGCCCGACGAGATCGTGCTCGATACCGATGAAAATTACCGCTGGTATATCGGGCCGCCCGAGCTCCGGTTCTATTGGACCGCGAGCGTTGGCATGGTTTCGGTGGCGTGGTTCCGCGCCGGCAGCGGCCAAGCCGGCGTCGATCCGCATGTGCGAATGGGCGTCGAGGAAGATTTGCAATGCCTGCTCAACCGCTGGCAACCGGCGCATACCGATCTCGTGTTTGATTTCTCGAGCTCACCGGCAACGCTCGATCCAATGTACGGCACGCCGTAGGAGAAACACCGATGAAATATGTTCCGCCGTATGGCCGCGAATCCGAGGGCGATCTCGCCAACTATATCAACGGCAATCCCAAGCAAGGCGTGCAAGGCTCGATCCCGCCGGCCAATGCATTCGAGCACCCAATGCGCGAGCTCGTGGCGGTTATCAGCAAAAGCCACATCACGCCGGCCGACTCCGATTTGATGCAAGCGGCAAAAGGTATCCGCTCGCAATATATGAATTGGGCGGTGGACTCCGGCAGCGTCAACAATCTTTCGGTGGTCTACGATCCACCACTCGGCGACTACACCGTGGGCTTGACGTTGCGGGTGCGGGTGGCCAACACCAACACCGGCGCCGCCACCATTGACGCCGGCGGCTCGCAAGGCCGGGTTGCCATCAAACGCATGAACGGCTCGGGCCTCGCGGCCGGCGATCTCGTTGCCACCGGAATCGTCGAACTCTGCTACGACGGCACCGGATTCCAAATGCTCAACTATTTGGGCACCGGCGGCGCCGGCGGCAGCACCGTCAACAACTACGTGAATATTCCCTATTGCGTGGCCGACGCCGCGAGCTCGGCGAATATTGTGATTGCGGTGTTTTCCAATCCACCGAACCAACTCACCGCCGGCGATCCCATGCTGGTGAAGATGATCGCCACCAACACCGGCTCGGCGGTGCTCCGCGTCAAGGCCGGTTCCAGCGGGCCGCCCGGCGGCTGGCATCCCGACAAGCCGATCAGCGCCAACGGCGGCGGCGCGCTGTTACAAGGCGACATGCAAGCCGGCGACGTTGTGCTTTTCATCTATGACGGTTCGACATTCTGGATCAGTCCGAATCCAATTATCAACGCCGACACCACGATCAATGTGCCGGCACAATACTCAACGGTTGACAATGCGCTGCTCGCGATCCGGCGCAAGACCATTGCGCAAAACGCCATGGTGACGATCCTCCTGGCCGGTGCCGCTGCCGGTGCCGCGCCGCTCACCTATGCGCCATTCCGAATCAACCACGCCAACGTGGATCGCATTACCATTCGCGGCCAATTGAAAAGCGCGGGCAATCTCACGAGCTCATTCTTTGCGCAAAACGGGCCGGGCGCCACCGCGCGCGCCAATGATTCAAATTACAATATCACTCAACTTCGCACCAAGTATGGAACCGAAATCGTGGTGCCGAGCGGCGGCAGCTTCACCGCCGGCATTGTCAACGACAGCGCCTCGGGCACGCCGACTATCGCCGACATGCTGATCACCGGGCCGGGCGTGCCAAGCGGCGATCCGATCGCGCGGTGGGTAGGTTGCGGCTTGACTGAAAAACGTTCGCTCCGCTTGTCGAACGTTTCGACGTGGGGACTCGATGTCGGATTCTATGGCGGTGGCAACTACTACATGACGGCGAGTTTCGCGTGCGGGTGCGCGCGCTCCGGCACGCTGCTCACGTCGGGCGCGTTCGGCAGCTTCAACGCTTGCGGATTCTTTGGCAATGCCGTGGGCGGAGTTGTTGTCAATCAGAACTCAACCGTTAACGCCGTTTCGTCGTGGTCAAATTCAAACGGCGCATATGGTTGCAGCATCAGCGACGTTGGCGAGCTCACGTGGAACACCTCGCAAGCGCAAAACAACGGCGTGGCCGATGTGTCCGCCGGCGCCGTATGCGAGATGATCGTGCAAAACGCTGCCGTGGCGGGTGGTGTCGGCACCTATTCGCCGGGACCAAATTCGATGAACGCCTATGGCGGCTATATGTCGGTGTCGTGACGGGGAGATAATCGATGGCG